CTGATTAGACGTTTGATCCTGGATTGTATTAGTATCACCGTATGTGTACCACACTTTGCTATGCCCGTCTACTATCTCTTGACGTTCACTAACATCAATAACTTGGTCAGTTTCATAGTGTCTAAATGCTCTTGCTGTTCCCATTGTTCCTCTGCGGATATTTTTTAATTTATTTCCATCAATTTCCCAATAAACAATACGTTCTCCTGCAATCCAAATTACACCTGGAATATTGGCATTTAAGTTTGGTGTTGCTAATTTACTTGCATCTACTACTGAAATTTCTTTATCTGTTCTTAATAAATCTGTTGCTAGTGCAGTTGTGTTATCTTCACACAACCTGTAGTAACGAACTTGTCCTAGTATGTCTTGCCATACTTTCCAAGAAACTCTTTGCTTAATAATGTTTTCACTAAATTGTGATATTACAATGATATCTGTGTTACCAATATTAGTTGTTAGTTTAAGTTTACCATCTTCAATTTCGTAATCTTGTTCTACACTTAAACGTACACCGTTTTTACTAACCCATAGATAATTTGCATTACTTGGCGTTCTGTAAAGTGTGTAAGTTGGTGTATTAATAATTTGTGTTGTTGCAATATCAAATGCAGTTGATCCGTCAAACGGTGCACTATCAAAACCATTTGCTAATACAACTGCTGAAGCAGTTGAACCTTTAAATGTTTGCGTTGTCATATCTAATACATTGTGGCTACTAAATGTTGTTACATTTAATTTAAATCCACTTGTAATAGTTAATCCACTTGCTAGTGTAATGTTTGTACTTGAAACTGTATACTCGGCGTTTGTATTATCACCTATTGCAATTTTGGAACCACTTGATGGAGCAGAAGAAAATTGAACTTCCTTCGTACCCGAATTGTCAACGAGTGTCCAACCTGAGTTAGATACTCCATCAATAAACACTGAAACGTCTGATGCTGTTATAGTTGCGTGGTCTATGTCAGCAACGTCAGTTAAAGCAAAGTTAGTTAAAGTCCCGTCACCAGTTGCGTATGTGTATACCGCAGGACGTAAACGTTCCTCTGCTAGTTCTACATAAATTTTAGCATCAACTGGACCTTCGTATAAAGGTTCGTTTGCGAGAGTAAAAGTCCTCGTACTACCATCCATAGTAAAGATCTCTTGCCCAATGTGGCTATACGCAATCCTTACACTTGGATCCAAATTGAATACAAATATATGTATGTGGTCACCCACTGCCGGTTTATAACCGCCTGTGAATTCTAATTCTGCTCTGCTATTAACATTGTTAATTTGGTTATCTTTTTTAACTCCATTAACTAACACTAATGCCTGTTGAGCAATACTTGAACTAATTGGAAGATTGTATTTTGCGTCAACACCATCTCCAGTTAGTACATAATCTAAAATCATATTTTCACCACTGTTGCCTAAACTAACAATGTCGATAATATCTCCAACAACAGGAGCAACATTAAATACAACTTCGTAAGTTGTAAAATCAAGTGTATACTCATCTGGCTGTACCTTACCAGTCTGTGTTGTATAAAGTAATAAGTTCATATTGTGATGTCCGTCACTAGTTCTAAAACTAAATCTTGTTTTGTTACCATCACCTGTATGTTTAATAACATCTATTCTTGGACTTAATCCATCGGTACCACCATATTCACTTGTAGGTGTTTGATAAATTTCCATATCTAAACTATCAAACACTCTACCAGGAACAAACTCTTCTGGTGCGTGTGAATTGTATTGGTCTACAAACTTGCCGCCAACTATGTTAATGTCTTCTGGTCTTGTGCCTAATAATGAATCTCCAAACCTACTGCTAATATGTGTATCAGCAACTCCACTTATCATTGGAACACCTTCAGCACCAATCTCAAAGTTATCAAATGGAGAGTCATCAAATCCTGCACGATCCATACCAGGCTGTTTATCAAATCCTGGTCCTAATATTTTATTACCAGGATAGTCAATACCATAAAACAAGTTTTCTAATTCTTTAGCAGGTTGAATATCTGTTGGTTGGTAATATGCAATAGTTCTGTCCATTGCGTTTGCAAAAGTTTCATCAGCAATTACTGTTAAACTATCACTAGTAAATGTTGTTCCACTAGTAAAGTTCTCATCGGCTGTATATACTTCTCCTTGGTATGTAATTTTATTACCTGTAGTATATGATGTATTTGCTTGCCATTCTATAATCTCTGAAGTATATTTGATTCTATCAAACTTCATTGTAGTGTCTATAGAACGTGCTTTTAAATTTTCTAATTGTGCATATCCAAGTGCAGTAGTACCAGTACTAGTTGCAATTGATACATTAGGTGTACTAACGTAACCTGTACCTTTATTTGTAATTTCAATACCTGTAACTACACCAGATTCTACTGTTGCTGTTGCTTTAGCACCAGATCCACCGCCGCCAGTAATTGTTACTACTGGAACAAAGTTATATCCTGTTCCGCCATTAGTTACTGCTACACTGCCAATAGAATGTTTATAGTTATCGTTCCAAGGCTTATTAAATCCTGTTGACAGTCTTACTGAATCTTCACTATCACTGCCATCTGGTTTTCTATAATAACCTAAGTTAGAATCAAAGTAACTATTAATATCGAAATCAGTTAAGTCACCTGTCCACGGATCAGTTTTATTATAGTTTGAAACATATTCTCTAATCTTAGTTCTGTAAGGTTTTGCTTCTGCAATAAACTCACTAACATATGTTTGGTTATCTTTACGATAATATGGTAAAGCATCTAAGGCTCTAATTTTATGATTAACACCAATGAATGATGTTTTAAATAACCAATCAATAAATGGTTGTTCATCTAATACATAATACAACATTGTAAATATTGTGTTGTTTGCTGACAGAGCCATATCATCAATTAAAACTTTATTTAGAATTGTTTCAACAATTTTTCTTGTTTCAATTTGTGGCTCTTGGTCAAATAATTGGAAGTCAAAAACTTCAGTTCCAAAACCATAACGTGTTGAACTATAGTTCCAAATACCTTCGCTAATTTGTATAGTTGCGTTTTTAATACCTACAGTTGTATACTCAGTTCCGTTCCAATATAGTAACTCCCAGTTACCGCCATTTTCTACTTTAACTGTTTGTCCTACAACAGGTGTTACATCTACTAAATCTTTTTTAAGTGCAATACTATAATCAATATAAGTGTCTGCACTAAAGTTTGTTTCATACCAGTCAGTGTATGACCAATAGTTACTAACGTCGTAGCCTTGTAACTTACCAAGTACCCAAGTATTATCTGCTCTTTTAGAATATATACTCCATCTATTTTGTACAGTTGTATCTGTACCAACAAGTACTTTATATCCTACTGCTTTTTCTTTAATACGAACATAACTTAATTCTGTATTGTTGGAAACTCTTTGATCCCAGTCGCCACTTGCTTGTTTAGGTTCTGGATCTTTTGCTAATAAATCAGTAATGTCTTTAGTTAATGCAATAGTATTTTTAGCCATTACTGTATTAACTGTTGTTAAAAATTCTTTTAATGCAGACATTCTATCAATGAATAAACTTTGTCTTGGTCTAAATTGAATACCGTATTGCTCACTTGCACTTAATGTAGGATCTGGTACACTATTACCATAACTGTCTGCACCTACTAAACTATCTATTAACTTTCTTTTAAAGTTAGTAGGTAATGTAGCATCGGCAACATTCTCTTTTATTAGTGCCCATTCATTGTGGATTATTTTATCGTTTTTAGTTTTGTCATAATCGATAACTAAAACAGTTCCAGTATTTTTTAATTCTGATGCAAAGTTATATAATGAAACATCACTTGAACCTGTAAATGCAACGTACTTTAATTCAGCAGTTGTAGGATCGATTAATATATCTGTAACATCTTTAATACTTTTTGTTTTGTTCTCGGCTAAATCTAAAACATTTTTAACCCAGAAGAAATATCTATTCTTAACAACTGTGCCTTGTATTTTAGAAACTGTTGTATATAGGCTTGTACTATAAACTGTTCCGGATCCTTCGTATGCACTTGGAACCTTATCGCTTTCAACCCACTGGTAAACATTTATACTACTTCCAGGAAATACACTTCCCCAGAAACTACTTCTATATGCCCAGTCACCTTGTTCAGCATAAACATATTTTACTGTTGATAAATCCCACCAAATTTTTCCTACTTGATCCGGACCCCAGGTGTGGGCACCTTCAATGGCATATGTTGCCGGATCCCATAATGTTTTATAATCAATATTTTCATCTGCTATACCTGGAATCTTTCCTTTAATAGGATCAACCCAGTCATAATAATTAATAACTTCGTTTTTAATTTTATCGTAACTAAACACACGATTAATTTTTGTTATATCTACTAATTGTTGTTCTTGTTCATGAGTAACAAATATATCTTTTGCAGAACAGTAATGTGCAACTTGTCCTGAATCAATAATGCTTCCTGACTTATCATCATTAGGCATACCAATATAAATGTCATTACTGTCTAGTACTTGTAAAGCACTACCAAATAAATCATCAGCATCTATATTTGTGTTTGTAAATTTTTGTGTTTGTATATAACTTGTGTCTAACTCTTGATATGCATAAACGTTACCACCGCGTTTTGTTGCATCAGCAAAGTGTGTACTGCTACTATCAAAGTCTGTACCTTGTGTATCAAAAGACATCTGTGCGTTGTATGTACTTGTAGGCGCACCTACAACTAAAACTTTACCAGTTGTATCGATTGCAATCGATTTACCAAATTCTTGTCCATCAGTTTTAGCATTTTGTACAATATTTTGTACATTACCAAATTGGTCACCAATAACATTCGCAAATAAGTTACCTGAAATATCTACAATAATAAGTTCGTTATCTTTGTCTGCAGATGTAATAGTTAATTTATTATTACTAGCAGAAGCAGATATATTTGTTATACTTGCATTATTAATTTGTGTTGCAATGTCTTCTACATTTTTAGTATTAATACTTAATGTAGTTCCGTTAATTACTATTGAACCTGTTGTAGTAGTTGTGTACTCAGGCCCAGTGTGCGACTTCGTAGGCCCACTTACGAGCCCTATTTTTGTAACAAGTCCACTTGCTCTTTCAAATCTATTACAACCTGGAGCACCTGCAAATAATTTTGTAAATGTATTATTACAAGCAACACTTTCACCATAACGTCCATCAACATTATTAAGTGTAGTTGTTATTTTTTGTGTTTTAGAATATCCAGTTGAACTATATTTACTGTATACATACACTGCACCTTCGTTAGAATATGTAGTGTTTTCTGCTGGAGCACCAATAATAATGTTGTCACCTGTTTTATCTGTGTCAATTGCAAAACCAAATTCAGTACTTGCTGTTCCATTAATTGTTGCTTTTAATTCCCAACCAGGTCCTGACTTAACTCTAATTTCTGCACTTGTGGCTGGTGCTGTTGTAAATGTAATAGTTGTTCCTGATACAGTAACATCTTCGTGTTGTATTTGTACAACACCATCTACAGTAACAATACTTGCTTCTGCGTTTGCTGTTGTTGTAAATGCTGTCGTTGTGTTATCGCCGGTGAACGAATCTGTAGTTGTAAACGTATCTGTGTCTGTTGCTCTTTTAAACACATAAACTTTATCCACACCTGGAGCACCTGCAACTAATGTACTTCCGTCTTTACTAAATTTAACATTTAGTTTTGAAGTACCTGTTATACTTGGCGGTGCCCAAGCAAAAGAAACATTATACTGATTTCCTTCTTGATAATAAATGTGTAAGTTACCTTCTGGACAGCCTACACTTGTTTTACTACCTACTGCAAATTTATTATCTTTAATATCTATGCTGTGTCCAAACCCTGCGAATCTATTGTCTTGTGCTGGACTAATAACTTTTGCTTCTGCTAAATCACCTTGTCCATTTGGAATGTACACAACTAATTTTCCATATGCATCGTAGTCTGCATAACCAAATACACCTAATGACTTATCTTGATTAATAGCAATACTATTACCCATTTTACCATTAGTGTATGCATAGTTGTTTGGTATTAAACTTGTTTTTGCTTTATATTCGTTTAATTTTTGGAATACTTTCCAGCCATTGTCTGAAACTTTATCAACAAAAACTTTGTCGTTAAGTTTCCAGCCATTAACAGGAGTGTATCCTAATAAGTCACTACTAGTTTTGTATCTAATACTTCTGAACTTAAGAATAGTTGTTTCACCTGAAACATCTAAAGCATCTGATTGTTCATTAGTTTCAAAACTTTTTAATCCAGTAGTTCTTAAAACTTTGTGTACACCGTTTGCCGCACCAAATCCTTTAATAACAATTAAGTCATCTTTTAGTATATCGTGGTGTTCTTTAGTTGTCCAAAGTATTGTATTATTATCACTTGCTTGTGCAGTTAATACAACATCTTTTGTTATGTCTAAGTAGTAGAAATTCCAATCTAAGTTTTCATCATTAGCAACGTATAAATGATATCCAATACTCATATTAGAAACACTGTTGTTTAAATTTTCATAAGAAGAAATATTAAACAGTGTAGCATCTGCATCTGTAATTTTAGCATAGCCTGTATAAGGTAGTACATCACCTTGTAATCCTATTGTTGTATTTGTAGGAATCCAATTAGGTGTAATTTCTGGTGGTGCTTTATAAAAATCTTCTGTTAAGACATTTTTAACACCTTCTAATTTATTTTCAATACTATCAATTGAGTGTATTACTGTTGGGTTACCATTAATGTCATCACTCTTAAGTTCTAACTCTACACGTTTGTTAATATCTAGTCCGCCATATTCGCCAACACGAACTGCCCATTCTTCATACATATCAATATTTGAAGTAGTGTTATCGAGTTTGGCACGAAGTAACTTATCAATTGCGTTGCTTGTGCCTTTCTCTTTAATCATACCTTGATAGAATTTAACTTGTGAAGTATCATCTAATCCAAGGTTTTCTAAATAATTTCTGCTTTGATATCCAATAACACTCTTACCAAATTTGTCTGCACTACTTTCTAAGTTCACAGTATCGACATCGTAATAACTTTCAAAATCGCCACCTAGTGTGTCCCAGTTAGGAAGTAATCCTAATTTGAAACTATCAGTTGGTGTCCACTTATCAAAGTCAAATGTTAACCCACTAGTATGCGGTTCACTTGCAGTATACAACTTGTCGTTGTTTTTAATAATTTCGCCTTTTGCGTAATCTGTATTTTGTATCCATAGGTCAACCTTACCTTGGTTAAGAACAAATCCTTGAGCTGTTAAACTACCATCCCAGTCGCTTGTTCTCCAACCAACAAGTTTTAATCTGTTTTGTCTATTACCTAATTCTGGTTGGTATATAATATCGTTAAAGATTGTACTATTATTAAGAACAAGTGTGTGTTCGTATTGAACTGTTTTAATGTTAGCAAAATAAAGTCCGCCTACAGTTGCTTCAGGTGTAACTTCGAACTCACCATCTTCTCTTGTAGTTTTAAATTTGTCTACAGTTAAGTTTTCAAAACTTTGATTCATTATAGATTTGCCATTGTAATGATTAACTAAACTGTCAACCATACTATCTGCTCTTCTAAATGTAAGTCTGTTTGCACTTGGACTTAATGTGATAACTGCATCAGTTCCCCACTTTTGTTGAACCCAATATCCAAATTCTTTACCTGCCATTGTCCAGTTAGCAACTTCAATACCACCAGCCATTTGTTCGCTGTTGTTTGCAAAATCATATCCTAATGATGTTAGGTATCTACCGTAACTGACTAAAAAGTCAAATACTTGTTGCGGTGTACTTAATTCTGTTCCGTATGGTACAGTTAATACTGAATCTTCTTTATCTTTGTATTCAATAAACCTTTGATCTAATACTTGGTGTACATTAATGTTTCTAGATTGTCTACTTGGGATAACGTTAAACACAGGATTCTGTGTGTCATATCCATATATTGCATAACCACTATCAGTTTGCTGTACAATTACACCACTGTAAGGTGCACTTACAATAGGACTTGTTTTAGTAACAACTAGTTCATAATCCTCATCAGGGATCATAACGTTTTCACTAATTGCATTTGGACTTACTTGTTCAGCAAGTACTTTTAAGAATTTTTTATCTGTATACCCACTTAATTTTACTGCAAGATTAATATCTACTCTATCAATAATATCTTTTAGTACACTAGGTGCTACACCTAAAAAGTTTAAATGATTAGCAACATAGAAACTGTATCCATTAATTACATTCTGATCAACTAACGGAGTTTCGAAATCACTTCTTTGTAACTGTTTGTTTGTAGTAACACTTACAATATTTTTTGTAATTGGTGTTCTAATAACTTTGTCTGTATCAAAAAGTAAACTAAAATATTTTGCAGGTTTCATTACTGCGTTAGCAATTTGTTTCATAAACGGAAACTCACTAGACTTTTCCCAAGCCGCTTGAGCAGGACCGCCGTCTCCAACTGCCCACTTGTCGTTTAATTCAAATACAGTACTTCCTGTTGCTAATGATTTCCATGGACTAACTAGTGTTCCATTTTCATTAACAGGAATCATATCTAGTAAATCTGTTCTTTTATAAAGATTATTTACAGTATACGTTTGTGTTGTTGCGTCGTAAATTTTTCCATCACGTAGGTCTTCCCACATAACTTTGTTACCACTTGTATAAGGTGCAGGACCGTATTGCGTTTCCCACCAAGTTGGTTTAACATCTATACCTAACATCTCCCACGGGTGTGTATGTGGTCTATCTGTATCGTAATAATGTTTGTAAATTTGTCTCCAACCACCTGGTAATAATTCGCCAGATATTTTATCTGCCATCTTATTATAGTTCCAAGTAAATTCATTACCACGCTCGTAACCATCATGCGTACTCCAATCAATTCTATTTTTAATTGACCATTGTAAAAAATGTCTACTTAAAATTGATTGATATTCAGATCTACTATATCCAGTATCTCTCCAACGTCCAGGTTGTGTTTCGTGTATATTGAAAACATCTGGTTTGTATGTTGCTTTAATATTATTATAGATTCTTTTTTCTAATTCTAAGATAACATCATCTAAAACATCACCATATGCTTTTGTTAAACTACCATCGTGTCCTTGAATAAAGTCGGTGTTAGTTATATATGTATTGTCAGTATATTTAATTGGTTCGTATTTAGGATACATACCCATCTTACTAGGAGTAGGCGGGATATAATTTCCTATAGTATTATTGTAATCTACAATTTTAATAACAGTAGCCAATGCAGGTTCGTTAACCATTTCAATAGCAGGTCTTGTTGCATTGAAAGTGTAATCTTTGCCTAGTACTGCTTGTACTCCATTAATGTAAACTAATACCGAACGATTTGTATTTGTTTTTGGATTAAAAGTAGATCCCATTTGATAACTTTTAATTCTGTTATCTGTTACTGTGTATGTGTAATTCTTTTTATTTGTACCGTGTCCAACCATGTCGCTGTAGTAGAATGGAAAAGATGCACTTTTTGTACTATTAATACTTGCTAAAATTTTATCAACTGCTGTTGGTATATCTTCAAAGTCTAAGTCCAACGTTTCTGCCGCGGCAATAAACTTCTGTTTAAATTTTGTATATTCGTCTGAAGCATATTTTAATGCAGTTGTGACATTTAAATGATCTTCTTGTAAAAATATTCCAGGAAATACTAATCCACTTGAGTGATGCAAAATTTTACCTGCGTACTTTCCTGCATTGCCAATATCTCGTAAATTACCTGCTCCAGGATACACACCTGAAAATCCGTCAACAGTTTTAATAATTTCGCTAACGTGCGAACGCATTTGTCCTAACGTAATGTCGCTAAAGTTTTTATTAAAAGCGTTGTTACTTAAATTGTTTGGAACCTCATAATATCCAAATGATGTTTGGTTATCAGATAATACTTTAATTGTTATTTGTGTTGAAACTGTTGGTGCAGTTGTAAATTCGATAATATGTCTTCCACTGTCTAGTTTATATTCCCAACCTGTTTTAATTTCTGTGCTATCTGTAAAAACAATAGTTCCAGGTAATGTACCAACTGTTGGTGCAACACCTATTTCAAATTGTTTAGCAGTACCATTAGCAACATATGTTACTACTTGATATTGTACACTTGGTGTATCAATCTTTTCCCAACCATCAATATAAGATACAGTTTTGTTACTATCTGTAACTTTAATAAACCCTGTGCTTACGTTTAATGTTGAACTTCCTGTTGTTGCTGTATATGTAAATGTGTCTAAACTATATTTGTTGTCGAATACAATATCACCTATATTACTAAAGTTTTTATACTTTAAGTTAATACCTAATTCAGGATCTAATGTTGTTCCTGATCCTTTACCATATGCAAATAAAGGTGTTCCTGCAAAATTTGATGATTGGTAAGTAGTTTTATTAGTATAACTTTTACCATTGTTATCAAAGATGTCAAAAAGAGGTTCTTGGTTAACAAGTGTTTTTTGTTGACCTACTACCCAGTTTGTTCCGTTGAACCAATATGTTTTACCTTTTAATTTTTCACCATCTTTAGCAACAACTTGGTCGCCATTAACTAATGATGTTGTACTTGGAATTAGTTTTACTTCTGATGTTCCATCATTTTGAAAGTCCACCATACTAACTGTAAATATTTTATTTTTAACTTCTAAATCTGTATCAGCAGTAAAAATAACTTTCATTCCATTAGTTACTGCTTTACTATCAATAAAAAATGACGGGCCGTTGTTAATATTACTTAATGCATCAGTTGTAGTTGTATCAATTAAATCAACAGAACCTGAACTCATGTTACCTGAGTTTAATAATGCAAGGTCTTTTTTAAATTCTATAATAGGACGTTTTGCTCTATTGTCTTGGTCAATAACTGCACTTTCGTTGTTATATCCTGCAATAGTAGTAATAACATCTTTATGGTACCAGTTATTATTTCTGGCCCATGCGTTACTATCAGCACTACCTACAGAACTAACTATATAATCTTTTGTTTCACTTGTTTCTAATTCGTATGCAACATGGTTGTCTTTTAGTATTAATCTAATCGATTCCCCAACACCGTCTACAATATATGTTTTGCTTCTGTAAGATATTGGACTTACTGTTGTATCAGTTTGTATATGCATACCATTAGAAAATACAACACCGTTAGGTGCAGTATAATTCTTTTTACCAATAATATCAGTAGTAACATCAATAATTTTTGTAGTAGAATCTAATAGTTTAATTTCACCATATTTGCTACTGTCTGTAGGATCAACATAATAAAATGTACTCATAGGTGCTGTAACGGCTGGTACTTCTAATAAAGTTGTACTATCAGATGATCTATAATATTCGAATGTACTAAAGTTTTCACCTTCTTGTATTTGTACTTTTTTATTAACTCCAATAAGTGTAACACCTTGTAAACTAATTGTTCCACCACTTACTAAAATTCTAAATACTTGAAACTTCTCATCATTAGAAAATGTATTGGGCCATGCATTAGAAGTATTAACATCGGCATTGAAAACAATAGTTTTGTTTTCTAAATATAATTGTCCGTCAATACCACCTGCATCCATTACAGTTTGTAAAGTTGCTCCGTTTAAACTTTCGTAAGTATATTCACTACATCTTAAATCAACATCAGAAACATTTACAACGGTTTTTGTAAAAAAGTTTTGGTCTGTTGATTGAGGAACATTAAATGTAATTGTGCCATCTGATATTCCGTTGTTAGTAACTCCATAAACATCTCTTGTAGTTCTATTGAAACTAACTGCACTTTTACCTGTAGTTCCTAATTCTGTTTGTATCCAAAAAGGATTAGTTTGGTCTACTGCAAAAGTATAACTACCACCACGTACTAGATAGATAGTTGGATTTTTTGTAGTTCCGTATGTTGGTGTAACTGAATACTTTTTTGCAGTACTAGTTACTGTAAAATCTTGTGTTGTTGGAACTTCAGCCGCTGTTATGTTAGCAGTACCTGGTCCACTTGGTAACCAATAGTATTCTCCAAAGTTAATTAATTTATCATAATTAACAAAGCCGTCCCAATTATAATATTCTTGGTCAAATAGTCTACTATGTTTGTTTGTTTTTCCGCCTGCTTCTTTAATAGAATTAAGTAAGTCATCATATGTAATTAATGTTTGTACTTCTTTTTTAACATCTTTATATACAACACTTGGCTCCAATTGATAAGATGTTCTATATTGTCCAACTGTTGTTAAGTATGGATCTTTAATAGAATAACTTGGGCCAAAGCGTCTCCCAACATAACCATCTACTCTTTCTAAACTTTTAGAATTAAGTAACTGGTCAAGTGTCGAATGTAAGAACTTTTTGTTCTTATCTGTTTGTAACCACTTGGGTAGGAAGGATGCGGATTTACGTTTTGCCATTAATAGCCAGAGCCTCCAGAACTAGTTGTATTAGTTGTACTTTGTGAAATGCTTGATGTTGTTGCTGTTCCAGTGTTAACTGTTCCCGTTGCTTTAATACCTGCGGCTGTAATTGCATCAATGATTGTAACATCATTAACAGTTGCCGCATTGGCAAATATTTCATCATGCTCACAACTTATTTGATATAAACTACCAAACCCTTGTGAACTGTCATTAGGAACTAGTACTACACTGTTTAAGTACGGTGTAAGAGCTGAATGCAAGTATGCACTTAACTCTGAGAAATAAAATGTTTCTCCAAAGTCCCAATTTGAAACTTCAAAATATTCGTTTAATGCCGCTACTAGTTTTGACTTGATTTCACTATCACTAATACTAAAGCCTGGATTCTTAACTACTTTAAATGTTGCTTGTAGGTTTGATGTTGCTTTTGTACCAAATAATGGTTTAAATTTTGCACTGTGTAGAACAAGTGCGTCACTTAATGTTTTATAGCCTTCTAGTGTACCAAACTGCGAACGTAAACTATTAACTGTTGGTTTAGTTGGCTCTGTTACAGTACTTGTTGTATCTGTAATGTATTGTGTATACGAGTCGCTATAATTTTTAGTTAATACAAATATATCAATAATATTACCTGGGCTCGGATCAATACGTCTGTCATTTGGTGCATTATGTGTATAATGAAATTTAAGTCCGGCTCTGCCTGTATATACTTTGTAGTCTAAACTTTCAACTAATGATTTAACATTATTGTTTTCTGTTACTACATAAAATTTATTATCCGTTACTGCATACAATACGGAATTAGTAATTAAACTATTAATAACACTTTCAATATTTCCTTTTGTTGAGTAATCATGATTGATAACTGAATCTGCAACTGTAACATATTTGTTAAAGTTATCATAATCTGTTTGACGTTTTAAGAATACAAACTTTCGTAAATTGTTTGCTAGTGTAGTTGCTTCATCGCCTACTACTTCGTCAAATGCATTTGGATTATCAATAATACCGTCGTCATCATTATCAGCAAACGTAACTAGGATTTTTGTATTGTCCTTGTATCCGTCTGTATCTGTTACAACGTCATAAACATTGAATGGAATATTTCTTACTAACGAAGTGTTTGCATCTGGTTTTGTATTAATACCTAAAACTTCAATATTATCTTTTTTACTTAATCCAGTTACTGGATCAAAAATCTTACTGGCTTTATCAAAGTAAAAACGTGTTTCTTCTACACTACTAAAGAAATATTCTAAACCTCTATATGCAACATTGTAAATTGCTCCATCAGTTGTAAATTTAACTAACCAACTTGCATCTTTGTTTGTGTTTGTTTTATCTTTTGCAAAGGCATTGTCAAATGTATTTGATACACTAATATCTCTATTAGAAATAATGTACCAAGTTCCTGCTAGGTGATCAAAGCCTAATGCAAAGTTTTTATATTGTTTAATATTTGTAAACAGTTCACTTTCGATCGCTGAAGGTAAATCAGAAACAAATGTTGGTAGTACTTTTGAAACTACTGCACCTGTTGGTACATTTTCGTTCAAACTTACTGCTCCTACAAATGCAGTAACTTTACCGTCGTTAACACCAATACCATTGTTGTTAATACTAATAACACCTGCATATGCTTTATCTGTACTTCCTTTATGATTTGCACTACCTGACATTAGTGTACCATTATCCATAAAGTGTTGATCTGCGGGTGCAGTAAATGTTACAAGTCCAGCATTTTTTAGATATTGTAAGTTATTACTACTTACACTACCTACTTGTGCTACATTGTTTTCACTGTCATTAAAGTAACCTGTACTTTTATTTGTTCCTACACTAACTCTTTGCCAAGTTGTGTTAAGTGTACTAACGTCTACTTTACTAAAGTTTTTAAAATAAAAATGTTCCATTTCCTTACTTCTAAGAACTGGTTCAACTGTATTCCTAATTGCATCATAGATGTCATTATCGTTAATCCAATTGAATGTTTTATTTTTTAAGAATTCGTTTTTATAAATTGCACCGTCATTAGAAAAAATATTTGTACTAGAATATTTTCCAGTTACATCTTTAATATCTAAAAATCTACTAATACCACTGCTTGTTCTATTTACACTTTTACTTTTAATAATATTGTTAAAGTTTGTTAATGGAAAAATATTATAATCTTCGCCGTTAACCATTCTATTTTGTGTATAGTATTGTTGTGGTGCTTTTAGTTTAATATCTTCAAGTGTATCTCTTGCTGTTGCATTGTCGATAGTATATTGTAAACTTAAACCAACTGTTAAAGTTTCAACATTACCTGTTCTGCTTACATAAGGAATATCAATTTTAATTCCTCTAATATCATTAGGCTTAACTCTGTATGTTCTTCCATTACTTACTCTGTGATAACTTCTAAAGTTACCAACTGGAATATCTGCAAATACACCATCACCAAATAATAAATCAATTTGATCATTTGCTCTGCCGTTAATTGCATACAGTGAACGAACACTTTCACTTAAACTATTGTATATAACATTAGCACCTGTTACTGCTGGAACTTTTGTCCATTCTGTACTAACGTTTCCGTTGTTGTCTAAATTAAATAACCAAACGTCATCATTATTGATTCCGTTTTTATCAACTTCAACAATACGATTACTTAATGCGTTTTGTAAATTAAATTCTACAGTTTCTAATGCACCTTGTTTAAAGTATACAAAGAAACCTGTGTTACTTGAACTTGCGCCTTTGCCATCTTGTCTATAAAACATATTAAATGTGTTACCTGGTTTAGGACTTTGTTCGTAAATAAATTCTTTATTTTGGAATGTTCCATTAACAACTTCAAACTTCATACTTTCTCCTGCCACATCAGCAGTGAATGGTAATACTGGAATAGTATTTGGTAAAGTGTTAATTTCGTATAATTCTGTTTTGATATCGCTTAATGTTTTAGTTAATGCAGGATTTCCAAAACTTTGAGCACTTGACATTGCCGCATTCATTATTACTGCAAAGTGTTCTAAGTAATCTGGGTTTGTACTATCATTATATACAATGAAACTATCTGATAAGTTACGTCCTGAACTATCATAAACATCTTCAGTTGTTTGTATGTTAGCAATTTTTAACATACCTCTTGCTGGCTGATTTCTTTTAGGTTGATAACTTAAAAGTTTTGCCAAACGTAATACACTGTCTCTTCTTTGTGCTGTCTCTAAAAAGTTTTCTCTAGAATTTAAATCTTGTCTAAATGCTAAACTTTGTCCAAAGTATGCAATCAAGTCCATTAGAGCTACAAACTCTGAACTTTCAATGTAATCGTTAAAATCTTCTGGGTAATTGTTGCGTAGGTACTGAACCATCGTCGAACGCAAAGTTTCATAGTCATAAGACTGAAAGTCTGCATCACGGAATGTCTGATAGATTTTAGTCCAATCTTCAGATACAAATAGACTATTTTGTCGCTTACTGGTGCTCATTTTTTAATATCCACGCTTTATTAATAGTATTTATTCGTATTATAAACTGGGTATATTATACTTGAACTGCTGAAGTGGAACGTTGGTCAAAATTGACTTTCATTGTTTCTACTTCATTAGTTTCTGCATATACCAAGTCTAGTGCTACGGATAAACCATGTTCATATTCAGCAACATCAATATCTCTTAATACTACTCTAGGATCCTTAGCCACAATTTCCTGGAGGTTCTCAATTATATTAAATTTAGCATTATCAGTGAATGGGTCGAACAAATATTGCCACACTAAACAACCAAATGTTGGTTGCATAACTCTTTCACCCTGTCTTGTATTAAAATGATTTAACAAGTCAGCACGAACTAGAGCAGTGTCTACAACTTCTGTACCACTAAAATTTCTACCTACTGATGAATAACCTTTATATATTGCCATATTAGTATTTACCTACTTTAAATTCCACACATTTGTAGAGCGCCTTGACGCTCATATGTAAATCTATTTGCCACACTTTGTTTAACTTTTGCTGTAGAACTAGCAAAGTATTTGTTAACGTTGTCTCTTTCATCAAAGATTGCGTTAATAATATCATCATCTGTTGGACTTGCTCCTGCATTGGCTATTCCTAGTGTAGGTATTCTACTACCAGGACCATGTTGTACAGATATACTCCATACTGCGTCTTGTAGCCCGTTACAATGCGTTCCATCACATATGTCTATGCCAGTATCGTTTTTAATTTTTTTAACTAATTTATCATAATGTGTTACTTGTATAAAGTCATGTTGTGCTTGTTTAAATTGTGGATCTGCGGCTAACGATACCCAAGTATTTTTGAATGCTGTTGTTCCGTTTGTTGCACCAGTATTTCCACCTGCACTTTGTAATTGACTATACATATCTGTATACTGTTTCATATATGAAAGGAAACTATTCATAGTTCCTACTTTTGTTGCAATTTGATATGTACCATAACTATAACCACCTGTTCTATCTCTACCTATTGCGGCAGGATCTCCGTTACTCTCATACCTTTCAGATAATGTTCCAATATCTGTTCTTGTACAAAGGCTTGGTTCGCCTGGAGTAAACTCTACACCTGCATTAACGAACGGACCGCCATCTACTCTGGGAGCAATAGCGCCGCCACCTGGTGTGTTGGATTCTGCTCTATCTGGTTGATCAGTAATTGGTGTTTGTGTTGGTTGGTCTTCTAATTCAAAAGCAATAGTTGTTGGACTTAATGCTCTTGCAGTTGGAAAGCCAACGAATATAGTTCCACTTCCGCTTGACGCTGGTGTACTAACGTGACCAGGTACAGGATCAGCCGCACCAGGATCACCATCTCTAATAACTAACTTACCTTCAACATAAACTCCATTTGCTTGTGAACTTAATGCTCCACCACCGTGTGAGTTTTCATCTGGTTCTACGGAAACTAATAATCCGTCTGCTGTAACTGTACTTTGATTAGATACAACCGTTGTTGCTCCGCAACTTCTGTCATCACTATGTCTGTGAATTGCAATTCCCATTATGAATCATCTTTCCCTGCATTCTTTTCTTCATGTAATGTCCAAGGTTCGTGTTGTGGTACACGTTTTGAAATATATGCTTTAGGTTGTCCAGCAGTACCTGTCGAGTCTACTGTTGGTAATTTCTGTGTTGGTATCCGTGCTGATATACTTGCCGCTGTACCACCATTCATATGAATTGCTGTTGCAGTTTCTAAATGACTTGTACCTGAATTAATATGTGATGTTGCACCTGAAGTAATTTTTGTATCTCCTTGTGCTACTGAATTTAAATTATTAGTATCTAAATTTATATCAGTCATTGATTTAATGTTTACACTTTCGCCTGCCTCAAGATTAATATTTTTATCTGCTGTCATGTTAATATTATTTGCAGTACGAATACTAATACTATCTTCACTATAAACATCTATCTTACCATGCTCTGATAATTCTATCCATGCTTTACCATTGTTAGTTCCAATATACATTAAATTGTTTGTATCATCCATTAAGATTTGATGACCTGTGCTTGTACGCAAACGAACTAATTTACTATCACCATTAACGTCACCGTCATCTAAAACAATACTGTGTCCAGGAAAACGTTTTCTAATTTCTAAATCTTCTGCAGATGCTTCACCTGTTTGCATTCTTGTTTTTAATTCACTATCAGTAGCAGGATCTTTATCTCCTCTACCTGGTGTACTAATACCGAATACTGCACTATTGTTTTCTCTTTGTGGTGTACTAAAACTTTGTCCTCTAGTATTATCTCCTAAAAGACCTTGCTTTTTTAAAATTTTTGCTAGTTCAATATTAACTGGTCTATAAATTTGATGAGTTTGTTTCGTGTCTCTTTCTACTTTAGTATTAAATTCTGTTACAGGTAAAAAATGTTCATCGGGATTATATCCTGGAAACTCTGTTTCTACTTCTGCTGTTTTAACCCATTTTTTACTACTAGCCAATCCGGGTGTCATATGATTTGCAACATCATCGATAATTGATCCTATTACAACTCCGTTATTCTTTTGTCCTTGAATAAAGATAACAAGTACTTTACTTTCAGGATCAGGCAATGTTGCCCACATACCATAACTGTATACTCCTGAACTTTCTTGTTTATCTAGTAATTTCTTATCTGTTGTTCCTAAGAATGGACTCATATATTTTACAGGTGTCCAACTTCTAGGATCGGTTGGTATACCACCTAATGCAGGAATATAAACATCCATACGTCCAGTTCGTCTTGTGTCATTGTTATTTTTAACATAGGCTTCGTAAGGACCAGGATCGACAATAGCGCCTTTTTTATTAACGTCTAAGTCTGGATTAATTTTATTAATGTATTGTTGGAATGTTGGCATTACTCTACTATCTCTCCTTCGGCACCTTCGTTAAAAGAGTCATTTAAAAATTTATCAGCAGTGTTAACTACTTCTTCAACTGGTGCTGGTGTAACTACTGTACCAGGTTTAGGATTCCATTCTTGTCCTACTGCCTCAGGTCCATCTGTTGTATTAACATCCATATTAGATAGTTGTCCTCTTTCATCTGCTGTTGTGTAATTATCAGGAGTGTATTCAAACGCATCAGCACTTTTATAATCTCCCATTGAACTTAATGCAGATCTCTGAGCACTTGTAATTGTGTCACCAGTAATGTTAACTGGTTTCTTTGTTGCTTTACCCAAAACCATAATAGCATCTTGGTAGAGAGTTGTTTCTTTTCTTTCAGTTGATGTGTTTTCTTTTTTATCAATAGTGTTAAGTGGTTGCTTACGTTCTCTTACACATTCTAAATTTTGTGTGAACTGTCCGTTACTAAAGTTACTTGTTACTTTAATTACTTTATATTCTCCGCTAATACTTGGTGTGTTAACACTTGTCTTTCCAGTTTCATCAATATTAAAACCTTTCATAAGTCCTGTACTTGCATCTAAATCAGTTGGGTTTCTAAACTTAATGTATATGTGCCATTCTTTATCTGTATTTAAACTTCCGTCTGGCAAACGATAATCTAAGTTATCTTGCACTAATACACTTCTAAAATCTTTTGTTTGTATGTAACTCATATCGCCTACAATACGCATATTCATTTGTAATAAGTCAGCACCTGTATCAAAAACGTTTTGCATAAAGTTATCGATAGTTACACTTTTATGACTTGCACTTGGATCATTAATATCATTACTTGTTGCTGTTTGTGTTACAACATTTCTAACATAAGGTGTCCATCTTGCAAGAGGATCATTTCCTGCTTTTGCAGTTTGTCCTTCGTGTATTGTTTCATTAAGTTTTGTCTGTGCTAATGGTGTGGCAAAAGATCCTGCTTTTTCCATTTGGTTATAAGTGTACGTTTGAAAATAAGCCGCATTAAAGTCAATATCAAAACTTAAGATATCTTGATTGTTTCCTGTAAAAAAGTAATCATAATATTTTGAAATATATTCAACTGGTTTTTGACCTAAGTTTTCAAAGTCTTTACCATGCATTTGATATTTTTTAATAACAAACGTAATAAATTTAGCATACATATTTCTAATTTTATCAAAAGGCCCTAATGTTATTCTAGGAACAATTCTATAGAAATCAATTGGCTTGTCGTCTACATCTTCGTAACCTTCAACACCACTATCTTTTTGCTTTTTTAAATCTGCACTAATCACTTGATCGGTCATATATTCTGATGAACGTAAGATACTATGTATTGTTTGAATAATACTAGTTCCTGCTCTAATACTATATGTTTTAGTTGTTTCATCAAATATAAAGTTTTCACTAAAACGTTGTTGTGCAACTTTACCTGGATCACTTGTATTTGATGTTTTGGCTAAATCAAGTGCTTCTTGTGTTACAATTTTAGAATTTGCAATGTCAGGATCTATTTCAAAAGAATAAATGTCTGGTACGCCTTTTAATTTTGCTTCTACATGGTCATCTTCTAATTTATTTAAATATCCTACTAAACCTTTTTCTAATTGTTTTACTGGAATCATTGGTTGATTGGGCGGACCGTTTGGTCTCATATCTCCATTGTCAACTCTTAATGCTACATTAAAAAAGTCATGTACTGTTTTTGCTTCAATTTGTATATCAACAGGAATAGTTGTTGCTGTTGATTGTACACCCATGCTGTTATATGGAACCGCAGTAACATCATAAGTTGTACCTTGTTCTGTAACTCCAAATTTAAAATCTGTAAATCTAATTGGTATGTATCTTGTACGTTGTCCTATAGAGTTTCTAGATCCTACTGGTTTTCCAAAACTATCGTATCCTGTTACAAAAACTTTTAGTAAGTATGGCTGTTCAATATAATTGTATGATCCAAAATGATTTGCCGCTAGTACAAGACTATTTAAAAGTGTCATACCATATGGTTCTGTAATTTTAAAACTTAACCCTGTGTTAACTGCACCTTTGTTTTGACCGCCTGGACTAATAACACTATCAACTTCTAAATCATCCATATAAAAATCATTAATAAAGAACGGATTTCTCATACCGTAATTACCGCCACCTGATTTTATTAATAATCTTCCTGGGCTACTTTCTATTGTAAATTTAGGATCGTTTACAAAATTATTATAATCATCATATGTTAAAATATACAACTCAAAGTTATAAGTGTATGATGCTAATCCGTGTAATATATTTTTCTTTTCAGCAAAATTTGTTTTTTCTTCTGGTGCCGCTGGCTTTACTTGATTGTTGTTAATACTTGTTGACTTTGCTTTAATTGTAAACTCTTTTGCAAGTTCGGCAAGTTGCTCGTCATCTAAATTAACTTTAGTTCCAAAGGAATCCATAAACGCATTAGTTTCTAATCCTATTCCTTGAACAGCCGCATTTATTGATTTTGTAGTATCGTCAATGGGAAATACAGTATCACCTGCTACTATCTGTGGAAACTCTCCTAGTTTAGGAAGTCCGTCTCCGAGATTTAATTCGTTTGCTACTCCTGAGATTTCGTTCTGTACCCAATTTCTGGCATCTTCTAATTTTGCAATTCCACTCGATACGATTTGATCACTGTCACTAACAGTGACAGGTGTACCGTCTTTGCTTCTTACCGGATCACCGAACTCATCATAGAGAGGAAAGTCAGCCATGTTATATTCCTAATTCGTTGAATAATCTATCTTGCTTGGGCAAGAAAATTGTAGTTCCTCTTTTCATATCCCAGATTGGATCTTTAATTTCGTTTGGATTTCTTGCGGCAAAGACCCACCATAATTTAGGATTGTCATATAAGTCATTTGCTAATAAGTCTGGTCTAAATTCATATGTCGCATTTATAATTAATTTTTGATCTGATGGGTAAGCACTAATTACTCTGCGATCTAACACATCTAAATAATTTCCAAATGTTTCTGTTTTATAGAAAGGACTGTCTGCATTATAATCTGCCATTAGATGTGTCCTCCTGTTACATTATTAATTAATGCACCTGCTGTTAATCTGTCTACACCAAATGATCTCATTTGAGCTCTGCTGTATACTGGAGTTAAACCAACGTTAATGTCTAAACTTTTTGGCACTCTTGTTGTTTGTGCTTTTCCAGCCTGATCCATTCCGCCTGTTGGTATTGAAATATAATCAACATTGTTAGGCATAGTAATAGAAACTGTGTTTACCACTACTGGAACATTTGGTAACATATATTGACCATGTCCAGTTAATCTTAATACAGGTGGTGGATTACCTGCTAGAGCATCTGTATTACTAAACATTTTAGTAACTGCTCTTAAAAATGTTATAACGGCAAGTACATATTGTGCATCTTGCCCGTTCTCACTTACAAATTCTCCAAACATTGATATGTCACTCACATTACTTGCATTGTAATAATTTAAAGGATAATTACTATGTGTAGGACTACTACGACTATAATCTGCGTTATGTTGGAATATAAGTTGTGGTGTATATGGAAAGATTATACCATTAGTATCAATTAATGGTCTTAACAAATAAGGAACATTGGCTTTTTGGTAGTGAATATTAGCACCCTGGGGTAGAGACAATCTTACTCTATGATCATCTTTGCTTTTACCAACTGCAGAACTTGAAGCCGCAATATCAGCCAATTTATCGTTAGGATTAGCACCTTTGTCAATGCCAGCACCTTTTAACCTAGCAGTTACCGGATCACCGTTAAATGCATCAGTAAATGCTCCTTTGGCTTTGGATAACATACCTGTAAAATCACTACTAAATTGGTCAATACCATCAGTGAATGCTTTACTGGCTCCGCCTATACTAAAAGCACCTGTTTGGGCTACTTTAGTAGTATTTGTTGCTTTGGCAGTATTGAAGCCTGCGTTACCCGTTAATTGGATACCTGGCTTGTTTGGATCTTGGTCTGTAAATGTTGCCATAATAAATTTAATCTTTCCTCTTGATATTAGTATTTATCGAGTGTATAATATGAGTATATAATTTAAGGAATGAAAAAACTATGGCAGTAAGAAATTACCTCAATAACAGAGATTTATTAATAGAAATTCATAAATCTAAGACAACTTTTGGTTCGTTTTTAGATGATGATGCTAAAATTTTTGATATTATTTTAACCTCAACAAAAGAAATTAAAAAAAGTACAATCGATCAAGCTCGTAAAAATAGAGCAGATAGAATACAAAAGAACGGATATAAAGAGAATACTATAAAAGGAAAAAAGATGGCAGACTTTGCCGTTGATCCTAAGTCATTTAAAAAGCAAGAATTAATTTTTAGAGTAATGACATATGAACATATTCCTACAGACAGTGAAAGAAAAAAGAATCCTAAAACAGTTGCAGATCACCATGTTAAATTAAACTTTCCATCATACCAACATTGGCGTTTTAATGAAGAAAACGATTTGATATGTTGTGGTAAGTCTCATTGGACAGGTGGTATGGATAACGGATACTTTAGTTTATCTGAAGGCAAAGTAACAAAGAAGTTAGCACATATGTATATGATGCTTTGTGAACGTTACAGTCACAGATATAACTGGAGAGGATATACATACGTTGACGAAATGCGAGGACAAGCATTATTACAATTAGCACAAATTGGTTTACAGTTTGACGAAAGTAAATCAGACAATCCTTTTGCATATTACACGGCGGCAATAACCAACAGTTTTACTAGGGTATTAAACATCGAAAAACGTAATCAAAATATTAGAGATGACATTTTAGAGATGAACGATTTAGCACCTAGTTTTACTAGACAACACGCCAACGATAGTGCGGCTGAACAAAAAAGAGTTCAAGCATTCAACGATAAAACAAAGAAAAAGGTATAAATCCGGTTGACTTTGAGTATATCTTACAGTATTATAGTAAGTGTATGTAATTTAATTTAGGAAAAGCATGAGCAATCTATTCAAGAAAGCCATTGCCTTTACTGATATTCACTTTGGTAATAAGTCCAATAGTTTAGCACATAACGAAGACTGTGTTAACTTTGTAAAGTGGGTAATCAAACAAGGTAAAGAAAAGAACTGCGAAACCTGTATGTTCTTAGGTGACTGGCATCACCAACGAGCTAGTATTAATGTTGCAACACTAAATCACAGTGTAGAAGCATTAACTTTACTCAGCAAAAACTTCGACCAAGTTATTTTTATTCCTGGCAACCACGACGAATACTATAGAGACAAAAGAGATTTCAATAGTATTACTTGGGCCAAACATATTCCAAACGTAAGACTTTTTAATGAGATCACCACAGAAGGTGATGTCGCAATAGTTCCATGGCTAGTAGGTGACGAATATAAGTCACTTAAAAAAATTGAAGCAAAATATATGTTAGGACATTTTGAACTTCCTAACTTTTATATGAATGCAATGGTACAAATGCCAGACCATGGAGAAATTAAACATTCGGACTTCAGAGGTGTTGAACGAATGTTTACCGGTCACTTCCACAAGCGTCAAGAAGTAGGTAATATTACATACATCGGAAATGCTTTCCCACACAACTACAGTGATGCTTGGGATGATGATCGGGGAGCAATGATATTAGAATGGGGAGAGCCACACTATTATATTAAGTGGGCTGACGCACCTAAATACAAAGTATTAAAATTAAGTCAATTACTTGATAAGCCAGCAGAACTACTGCTACCTAAAACATATTGTCGAGTAAACTTAGATATCAATATTAGTTACGAAGAAGCAAACTTTATTAAAGAAACATTCTACGAACAATATGATGTAAGAGAAATTGCACTTATTCCACAGAAAGAAGTTGATACAAACTTTGATGAATCGGCAGAGATTAATTTTGAAAGTGTCGACAGTATTGTTATGAGTCAATTACAATCTGTAGATTCAGACTTATATGATCCAAAACTTTTAATGGAAATATACAGGAACCTTTAATTAATGTTTAAACTAAACAACTTAACTGTTAAGAATTTCATGAGTGTGGGTAACAGTACTCAGGCACTAGACTTTAACAGAAATGATTTAACACTTGTACTAGGAGAGAACTTGGACACTGGAGGAGGTGACCATGGTGCTAGGAATGGTACAGGTAAGACTACTATTATTAATGCGTTAAGTTTTGCATTGTACGGAAATGCTTTAACAAATATTCGTAGAGATAATCTAGTAAACAAAACTAACGGCAAAGGTATGTTAGTTACTTGTGGTTTTGAATACGGTGGAAAACAATATCGAGTAGAACGTGGCAGAAAGCCTAACGTACTAAAATTTTATGTAGATGGACAAGAACAAGAAGCATCAGATTCAGCACAAGGTGATAGTAGAGAAACACAAAAAGAAATAGAGATATTGTTGGGTATGAGCCATGAAATGTTTAAACACATTGTGGCACTGAATACATATACACAACCTTTCTTAAGTTTAAAACATAATGAACAAAGAGTTATTATCGAACAGTTGTTGGGTATAACATTATTAAGTGAAAAATCTGATCAACTAAAAGAACAGTTGCGTATTAATAAAGATTTAATTACACAAGAAGAATATAAGATTAAAGCAATCGGTGATGCTAATGAAAAAATTAGAGAACAGATTGATGCTCTTAAACGTAGAAGTAAGATGTGGTCAGATAAGAAGGTACAAGAATCTAGTCAATTACAAAAAGCATTAGATGACTTAACTCATGTCGATATCGATAACGAAATACAATCACACAACTTACTATCAGAATATGTTGAAAAAGCAAGACAGTTTACAGATTTACAAGATCAACTTGCAAGACTTGTTAATGAATCAGATAGATATATTAAGAATCAAGCAAAATTAGAAAAAGAAGTTGAATCTTTAGAAGAGCATAAATGTTATGCTTGTGGACAAGAATTACATGATAATAAACATGAAGAAATACTTAAAGATAAAAAAGAATTATTAACTGAAGCAGTTTCTTTTATAGAAAACAGTAAAAAATCTGAAGAAGAACTGACATCTCAACTAGCAAGTATGGGAGATTTAGGCACAAAACCTGTTGTATTTTATGACAAAATTGAAGATGCTTACAACCACAGGTCTAGTTTAGAGCAGTTAAAAAGTGAATTAACCAGCCTTCAAGCACAGGAAGATCCATATCTGGAACAGATTCAAGAAATGGAAGAACATGGAATTGAAGAGGTTAAGTACGATACAGTAAACGAATTAACTAGAGTTAAGGATCATCAAGACTTCTTGTTGAAACTTTTAACTAGTAAAGATTCGTTTATTCGTAAACGTATTATAGACCAAAATCTAGCATTCCTTAACAAGCGTCTTGCTTATTATTTGGAACGTATTGGATTACCACATAGTGTTGTATTCCAAAATGATCTTACTGTAATAATTACGGAACTAGGACGGGAGTTAGATTTTGATAACCTAAGCAGAGGGGAACGTAACAGACTTATACTTTCTTTAAGTTGGGCGTTCAGAGATGTTTGGGAAAACTTATACCAGCCCATTAACTTGTTGTTCATTGATGAACTTGTTGACTCTGGTATGGATAGCTCAGGTGTAGAAAATAGTCTGGCTATACTTAAAAAAATCAGTAGAGAACGTAAGAAGTCTGTTTGGCTTGTGTCACACAGAGACGAACTCGCTGGTCGGGTTAATAACATTTTATCCGTTATTAAAGAAAACGGATTTACTAGTTATAATACTGACATTGACGTTGTATAGGAGAAAATAAAATGGCAATACATGACGACATCGTAGCACACTACGACAATTATCTTAAAGAAAACGAAGCATTTGAAACTAAAGGTGTAAAAGCCGCGGCGGCAAGAGCTCGTAAGGCTTTAGGAGAAATGGGCAAACTTGCAAAAGCAAGACGTGCCGAAATCCAAGAGAAAAAGAATAGTATGTAAATGATTTCTATTACAAGATTATCTAATAATTTTGAAATAGTTGATCTTATTACTGATACCCAGTTAGACAAAACAAAGTTAATGCGTTTTGCTTCTGGGTATCAGCAACTGTTCCGTAAACATAATCTAAAAAAAGGTGACAGAATTGGTCTTGCTCTGCAAGAAGACTTCCATCATCTTGCCTGTGTCTTCGCGGCAATTGATTATGGACTTATAATTGTTATAAGTGGCGAACACGAAATAACAGACAAATATATTTCTAGAAGACAAATAAAAGCATTTATATCACGCGGTATACAACCTTGTACAGTTCACGCAACTAATGTTAATCATATTGAATTAACAGAAGACGTTACTGAATCAAACGAAGATTACATTATTGATCATTCTGATATTTTGGTAGAAGCATTAACAAGTGGTAGTACTGGAGAACCTAAGTGTATTCAACATACACATTTTAGTGTAGAAAGTGCAACAGAAAATAGCATAAAACATTATTGGAAAGAAGCAGACACTAGTTGGTTTTTCCATAACATTGTACATTTAGGTGTAAGCAGTGTTTACTTTTTTCCTGCATTGTTTTCTAGTAAAAGAATTATTTTACCTCCGTTAGATAATCCATATGATGAAGTATTACTGTCTAAGTATAAACCAGACATAATGTTAATATTTCCATCACATTACCAAGAGTATTCTAGACAAGGAATACATTTAAGAGATTTAAGTCACGTTAAGTGGGTACTAACAGGCGGAAGTGTAATAGACCGTTCTTTTGTTAGACGCATGATAAAAAATCAAGGTGTAGAAAAAGTTGCAGTAATATATGGACTTACTGAATGTTTACCACCTTTAATACATAAAGTTGTTGACAAAGCAAATTTAGACTCGTATAATGTTAAAGAAATGGGTTACATTATCGACAGTACAGGAACATATGATGTTAACAAAGATGAAATACTTACAATTAAAGGTAGCAGTCATCTATGTAAAACAATTAACGATGAACCTGTAGATACATTTATTACTCAAGATGTTGTAAGTGCAGGTAGCGATTCATTTTTCTTTGAAAAACGTAATAGCGATTTAATAAGAATAAATGATACATTAATAAATCCACAACAACTAGTACCAAATTGGTTAGATGGTTACTGTTGTGTCTTTAGCACTTCGCAGACACACGTTGTAGTGGTTATGCATCACAAAAATGTAAAAGTAAAAGAGTTGATTCAGAAACTAACTGATAACGGGATCAACCATGATAAATTAATTACGCCGATAAAACTTAATGTTCTCGGCAAACCAGATATCAATAAATTAAAGGGAATCTATGATAGGGCAAATAAGGGCACATCTTAAAGAAGCCGGCAAATCGTATTTCGCACATACAAAATTTGCAATCGTGGCTGGCTTAGACTTGATACTAACCGGTATCATCAGCATCATACACGGCATTATTCCAACTCTGTTTCCTTTTTATGCAGAAAAAAAGATTGACGAATACCACCAGAAGGTGTTATTGTTAAACAAACATAGGAAGAAGAATGCCAAGCAAACAAAAAGCAAAAGGTAGTAATTGGGAAAGAGACGTTGCACGTTTCTTATCTGACTTATATCAAGAATCTTTTATTAGAGCACCTGGCTCAGGAGCCTATGTAGGCGGAACTAATACTGTCCGTAAAGAAGTATTACATGAAGGTCAAATACGTGGATTCAAAGGGGACATTGTTCCTGGACAATCATTTCCAAAATTTAATGCAGAATGCAAATCGTATAAAGACTTTCCATTTCATCAACTGTTAACTTCAGACAAAGTTCGTATGCTGGAAGACTGGCTGGACCAATTAATGGATGCGGCAGATGATGGTGACTTCAATATTTTAATAATGAAGTTTAACAACAAAGGCAAATTTGTAGCAACCCCCTCAACACATCAACTTAAAACAACACGACAATTCACATATCATTCCCCCAAGCACAACACATGGCTCATTACAGGCTTCGACGAATTTTGGCAAAGAAACGCAGACAGAGTTAAGACTCTGTGTGCATAGGCAAATCATTTAGCACATAAGGTTAGTGGGCCAGTTTAATATTCCACTGTGGAAAAACTTATAGAGATATAAGACACGCAACACACTATGAAACACGGCAGACCGTGAATGTCCATTCAAACAAATTGGGACGTGGATTGGTGTAGTACGAATGCTAACGTATGACAAACGCACATAACTCTTAAAAACTGTAACAATCGGAACGAGGTTACAGACTGTTAACGCAGGATCAGTATAGGTACGGGAAAGACTAGAACCCATAGAGTTGCGGTAAAATACCTATTTCCAATAATGTCTGGCTGGGGCGAACTCACATGAAGACAGGGCGGAACCGTAAAACAGGTTCCGTCTGACTGAAACAATCTACATGATGACTATCGCTTCGCTCTTAACTTATATGTATTTCTAATTAAAAAATAACAACGAACGAAAGTGAAGTTGTTAGATATACGAAGTATATCTTTTAAATGTGAATCTATTATAAGATAGGTAATCCAGTTTTATTAACTGTTTTAATATTCTCTTCGATTATTTCGGCTATATGTTTAGTGTCAGATCTCGACAACATATAAGCCTGATCTAAATGAATACCACCACGCATATACCATACGATTCGAGTAAGTTCTTTTTTTATAATTTGGGCTTCTTTGTCGTAGTCTTTAACCATCTGTGCAATTTCTTCGTTGGCGAGACTCAGAAGCCTTATACGAAAAAATTTGCGTTATCGAATAATATTGGAGTCGACAACTCCGTTTCACAGTTAGAACACTTACCTTCAAATTGTTTAAAACTGTTTTTATCCCGTTGTCCGTCTAGATGATCTTGTACTGCTTTGAAAGTTTTTCTATCAACGTTTGCTACAAACTCTGCAATATGATTTGCATCTTCGACAACAACTCCATTGGACATTTCAATTCTACAAATTGTTTTTCCAATTAGTCCTACTGTTAAAGCAGTAAGTCTTAAAAATGCATCTTGAAACATTTCACGTTTCTTTTCATCATCAATAGTTTCATTATTAACGATTTTCATAATTTTTGCTTCTTCAAAATTACGCAAACTTTCAGCATTAATTTCTTTATAGTTTAATGGCTTAAATGTAATCTTCAAATCACCTACTTCAAGTAAGTCATCAAATTTCCAATTTTTAGTTTCATCCATTAAATGTGTTAAGTCAATACCAAAATCGTTTTTGGTTTGACATTTTGGACAGCCGATGGTAATATCCATTTGCTCTCCATAAGTTGCGATACGAACGGCTATTAATAATGCGTCCATGTCGATACTAGGAACTTGCCAAGGATCCGAGATCGCTGGTACACAACTTCTTATTACTTCAACAGTACTAGCACCGTTGAGTAATGCATCTGGCGTTTTTAGGACTAACTCGTCCCTAGCAGTCATTGGGTAAATCCCAAGTTCGCCGTTAGGTGGCAAGTCTAAAACACCTTGTTTATAGTACTTTCCTTGACTAGGTAGTGCAATATAAACTTCTGGTTTACGAAAATATCCCACTAAAGGGTTTTGATTGTTTTCCATGTTTTTGACTCCGATAAATAACTATATAAAATACTTCTTATGAAGTATACATAGTTATTTATCTGGGTATATAATGGCAGTTGAAATAGATATAGACAATAATAAAGTCACACTCAATAATGTTGCTACTGAAGAAACATTAAAGCGATTAGTGGATAAAATGGAAGGTTCTTCTTCCGGATCTACTGGTGGCGTTGCTTTCAAAGACGCAGTTGAGCAAACTAACAAAATGGCAAAAGGCACTAAAAAGCTCAACGTTGAGCTTAAAGGTCTTACTAAAAGTGCTGACGATTTAGCAGAAGAATTAGATGATGCGGCTGATTCTGCCCAAGGATTTGGCAGTAAAGTTGGTAACATGGCTAACAAAGTCATGGGTGCCGCCGAAGACGTAGTTAAATTTGGTGCTGATACAGCCGGCGTTGGCTTAACAATGAAAACCGTTGGCGGTGCAGTTGACAAGTTTGCTAGTGCTATTCCTTTAGTAGGAGGTGCTCTTGGAGTGGCAGGCGGAGCCATTATTGGACATACTGCAGATTTGGCAGATAGTTTTGACCAATTATCCAGAACAGGTGCAAACTTTAGCGGTAACTTATTTGATATTGAACGTGCCGCGGCAAAAAGTTATTTAAATTTAGAACAGTTTGGTGGAATTATAAGAGAGAACTCAGCAAGTTTGGCTGTCTTTGGTGGTACTGCTAAACTTGGTGCTAAACGATTTGTAGACATTAATGTCGCAATGAATGAAACATCACGTGATAGATTGAGAATGCTTGGTATCAGTGCTGAAGAAAGTGCTGAAATGCTTGGTGAATATATTACAATGCAACAACGTAATACTGCTTTCCAAGGAATGAGTGTAAGACAACAAAGTCAAGCGGCGGCAAATTATTCAGAAGAAATTACAAAACTTGCTACATTAACTGGACAAGATAGAAAACAACTTGCTGAAAAAATGGCAAGAGAAAAACAAGCGGCTGATATTGAATTACGTTTATCAGAGATGACTGCAAAAGGTAATACCGATACAAGAAATTCACTACAGTTACTAAAAGAAAAATTTGGCGATGTACCAGGTGCAATGGATCTTGTTACACAAGGTATGCGTGGATTTACAGTTGGTGCAACAACTGAAGGTAACGTTTTACTACAAAGTCCAATGGGGCAAGAGCTTAATAAACTTGGACAACAAATGCGTACCGGTACACTAACGCAAGAAGAAGTTATCAAGCGAATGGGTTCAGTTTATGAACAACAAAAAGGCACAATGGATGGTATGCGTGACTTGGGTGGATTTAGTCCTATAGCAGACCAAATGAACCAAAGTGTATTAGCACTTCAAGGTGTTAATCAGCAGTACAAAGTTATAATGGAAAAATTTGGCGGAGATATGACGGCATACTCCGAATCACTAAAACCAGATGTTAGTGAAGAAACAAAAACTGTAAAATCAACACAGATGATGATTGAAGACTTAGGTAAAACAACAAGGCTTGGAGTTACTAAAGTAGCCGAAGGTGCAACAGCATCAATGGGTGGAGTTGTTACACAATTAAAAAATTTAGTCGACGGTGTCGAACTTGATGAAGATACTAAAACAGAATTAACTAATTTCAAAAATAATACACAATTGGCGGCTGGGGCGGCTTCAGGACTTGCAACAGCGGCGACAAAAGCGTCTAAAACTCTAGGTGAGATAGCAATTAAAAATGCCGAAACAGTAAAACAAATTACAAAAGCAGTAACGTCGACAGGAACATCGGCAACATCAGGAGTTGCAAAAGCGGCGGCACAAAATGTAGATGATGGTTTAAGAGGCGGTAGTGCAGTAGCATCAGCAGTAAAAGGAACAGCGGCGGCAACTGGATCAGTTGGATCTAGTATTGCGTCAAGTTTACTTAAAAAGATTCCAATATTTGGTGCTTTAGCAACAGGTGGTATTAACTATGCGACAAGTGACCAAGACACTGAAGTAGGTAAAATATCAGAAGGTGTTGGTTCAGCAGTTGGATCATTCGGTGGTGGATTAGGTGGAGCGGCTTTAGGAGCCACAATTGGTACTGCAATTCTTCCTGTTGTAGGAACTGCCATTGGTGGTATTATTGGTGGTATTGGCGGCGCTATAATTGGCGATAAAGGCGGTAAAGGATTAGGCGGTTGGTTTGCAGATAAGTTTGGATTTGAAGATGGCGGTATTATTAGACAGCCAACATTAAGTATGATAGGTGAAGGTGCAAGTGACGAAGCAGTTGTTCCTTTGGCAAATAACCGTAGTATTCCTGTAGATATTGACATGGCACCTATTGCAAATTTAACAAAAAGTGTTGAAAAACTTGTAGAAATGCAAAATATGAGAGCCGATAATACAGAATTAGTTAGTGAATTAAAGAAAATGAATCGTCAAACAGGACAAATAGTAAAACTTCAATCTTAACGGTTGCAATAAATACTACTATATGTTATAATAAAGCATTGAATATAGGAAAAACGAATGAGTTGGAAAAAATATTTTAAAGTAGTAGACACTAATAGCATGACTGGATCTACAACTATGCCCAGAGATTCTCAGGCAGATGTAGGATTTAAAAACTATCAAAGTCATCTACCAGAAGTTTACACTGGACATCCAAATCGTATTGAAAGATATAATCAGTATGAAACAATGGATAGTGACAGTGAGATCAATGCGGCATTAGATATCCTTGCAGAATTTAGTACCCAAGCAAACGTAGAAAATAGAACACCTTTTGATTTATTTTTTAAAGATGCACCAAGTGATTCAGAAGTAAAAGTTTTAAAAGAAGCACTTTTTAGTTGGGTAAGTCTTAACGACTTTGACAAAAGAATTTTTAAAATGTTTCGAAATACTTTAAAGTATGGTGATCAAGTATTTGTAAGAGATCCAGAAACATTTCAATGGCATTGGGTAGACAATGCAGACATTGTAAAAGTTATTGTAAACGAAAGTAAAGGTAAAGAACCTGAACAATATGTTTTAAGGAATATTAATCCTAATTTTCAAAACTTAACAGTAACACAACCACAACATAGTGATTTAAAATCTGGTAGTCAAATGGGCGGACAAGGTCCAGTTAACAACCAAGGAAACATTTATAATTTAAATCAACCTGGATCAACAGGAACAAGATTTAGTACACAAACAAACGAAATGTCAATTGATGCAAGTCATGTTGTACATATTAGTTTAACAGAAGGACTTGATCCTAATTGGCCATTTGGTATTAGTGTATTAGAAAGTGTATTTAAAGTATACAAGCAAAAAGAATTATTAGAAGACGCTATTATTATTTACAGAGTACAACGTGCTCCGGAAAGACGTGTGTTCTATATTGACGTAGGTAATATGCCAGCACACATGGCAATGGGTTACGTTAACAGAGTTAAAAACGAAATACACCAAAGACGTATTCCAACACAAAGTGGTGGCGGTGGAAGTATGATGGATGCAACATATAATCCATTAAGTATTAATGAAGATTACTTCTTTCCACAAACTGCTGAAGGTAGAGGTAGTAAAGTTGAAACATTACCAGGTGGAACAAACTTAGGTGAAATTGATGACTTAAAATACTTTACTAATAAGTTGTTTAGAGGTTTAAGAATTCCAAGCAGTTACTTACCAACAGGAGCAGAAGACGGAAGTTCGGTTGCAAGTGATGGTAGAGTAGGTACTGCATTAATTCAAGAATATAGATTTAATCAATACTGTAAACGTTTACAAGCAACAGTGGCAACATCATTTGACCATGAGTTTAAAATGTATTTAAACTGGAAAGGTTATAATATTGATAGCAGTATGTTTGAATTGCGTATGAATGAACCTCAAAACTTTGCGGCATACAGACAAGCAGAACTTGATAATCAAAGAGCAAGTTTATTTACAAGTTTATCACAAACACCTTATTTGAGCAAAAGATTTATGCTTAAACGTTTCTTAGGTATTAGTGAAGAAGAACTGGCTGAGAATGATAAACTTTGGGCAGAAGAAAACGGAACTACAACTGCACAACAAACAGTAGGCGAAGACTTACGCAGTGTTGGAGTAACTCCAGGCGGACTTGGAACTGATATAGATGCAGGTGCAGAACCTGAAGGTGGTGATGTAGATATTGATGCACCCGAGGGTGGCGATACTTCCGACGACGTAGAACTGTAGATATACAGTAATATTGCTTCTGATAATTTACTAGCAAACATACAAAAAGAAATTTCTAATATTGTTGAAAAACAAAATTAGATTATAAATCTGACTGGGGTAAGACCCATAAGATATCATCCAACATATTTTTAATAAATAACATTAAGATAAAGGTAAATATTATATCATGGACTTAAACGATTTATTTGAAAAAAACCGCTATTCTGTAGAGGACGATAAAAGTACACTAATTATAGGTGATACTCGTAAAGTCAAGTTGACTTTAGAACAAATCAATAAACTTAGACGTATTAAAGAAGCGAAGAAGTTTGAAGAGTATGAAAAACTACAGAAAGTTAAAGCACAATACGGTGCTCAAAAAGACGATAGTGGCGGTTTATAAGTCCTAGAATAGGTGCATTTTTTGGTATATCTAAATAAAATATCGAAAAACTGCTAATATTTCACCTTTTAGACCCCTTTTTTAACTATCTAATGTAAATAATATTACCGATAACTATCCTAATAGGAGTATGAATATGAGCGATAAATGGAAACAACTTGTTGACTTGATTGTTAACGAGGAAGAGCAAAAAGCAAGTGATCTGTTTCACGAAATCGTTATTGAGAATTCACGTGAGATTTATGAAAATCTTATTTCTCAAGAAGATTTAGAAGAAGTATCACAAGACGAAGTGAAAGACTTTGAACAAGATATTAAAGCAGACGAAGAAGGCGTATCTGAAGAAGATGACGATATGGAAAATGCTAGTGATGAACTAGAAGCAGAAATGGGTATGGAAGAGCCAGCAGGCGACGAAGCACCAGCAGATGCAGATAGTGAAGAATTAGAAGACCGTGTTGTTGATTTAGAAGATAATATCGCTGAACTTCAAAAAGAATTCGAAGAATTATTAAACAAAGAAGACGACGGTGATTCAGAAGAAGCACCTGCAGAAGAGCCAGAAATGGAAGAAGCAGTAGCAGAAACTGAAGAATCAGTTGAAGAAGCAAAATCAGAAGATGATGCCGAAGCAGTAGAAGAAGCAAAAACTGAAGAGTCTAAAGAAGACGAAGTTACAGAAGAAGCAGACGAAACTGTTGAAGAAGATGCTGAACAAGTTGAAGAAAGTAAACTTGAGAAGGCACCTGAGGCTGATAAGGCTGACCATGCAGATAACAAAACATCACCAATTGCTAAACAGCAAAAAGGTGGTATGAAAGTTGCTAAAGGCGAAGAAGCAGGCGCTCCTACACCTAAATCAACAAGCATGGGCGGTACTACTAAACCGGACGTAAAGAAAGTATAATAAAACTTTATTAAAGGAATAATTCAGAATGAACTCAGTATACTTAAAAGAGAATCTAACGTTTGACCAAGCAAGAATGGTTACAGAAAGTGCAAACGACGGCAAGGACTTGTTCCTTAAAGGAATTTGTATTCAAGGTGGTGTGAAGAATCACAACCAACGACTTTACCCTGTTGATCAAATTGCAACTGCGGTTACTTCTCTTAACGAGCAAATTACTGAAGGTAACTCTGTTTTAGGAGAAGTAGATCATCCAGACGATTTAAAAATTAACTTGGATCGAGTTTGCCACATGATTACTGAAATGTGGATGGATGGTCCAAATGGTTATGGTAAACTAAAAATTCTCCCAACACCGATGGGTCAACTGGTACGAACAATGCTAGAAAGCGGTGTCAAATTGGGAGTTTCAAGTCGCGGAAGCGGCGAAGTCAATGATGCAACCGGAGAGGTTAGCGGATTCGAAATCGTTACAGTAGACGTAGTCGCACAGCCGAGTGCCCCTAATGCCTACCCAACTGCAATTTACGAAGGCTTATTGAACATGAAAAATGGTCATAAGATTTTGGGAATAGCGGCAGAGGCTAAAGAAGATACTCGTGTGCAAAAATTTTTAAAAGATGAGGTGGTAAACCTTATCAATGAACTTAAATTAAGGAGTTGACCAAAATGTTTGACGCACTCAAACCATTGCTAGATAGCGGTATAGTCAACGAGGAAACTAAGACTGAAATTCAAGAGGCTTGGGAAACCAAGTTAAATGAAACTAGGGAAGAGATCCGCGGTGAGTTACGTGATGAATTTTCACGTCGTTATGAGCATGATAAAACCACTATGGTTGAGAGTCTTGACAAAATGGTGAATGAAAACTTAACTAAAGAACTTGAGAAGATTGCAGAAGAACGCAAAGCACTAGAGGAAGACAGAGTTAAATTCAATGTAAAAATGAATGAAAACACTGATAAAGTTAAAAACTTTATGTTATCTAAATTAGGTGCTGAATTAAGCGAACTGAACGAAGATCGTAAAGTTCAAGCAGAAACTCTTGATAAGTTACAAAAGTTTGTTGTAAAAGCTCTTGCAGAAGAGATCGCAGAATTCCATAAAGATAAGGAAGCGGTTGTTGAAACTAGAGTTAAACTTGTTGCAGAAGGCAAGAAACAACTTTCAAAACTTAAAGAGACTTTCATTGAACGTTCAAGCAAATTAGTGAAGGATTCAGTCGTTAAGAATCTTAACAACGAGTTGACTCAACTTAAAGAAGATATTGAGACTGCACGTCAAAATAACTTCGGTCGCAAATTGTTCGAAACATTTGCTGGTGAGTTTGCAACATCACATTTGAATGAAAATTCAGAGATTAAAGAGTTGCAAAGTACAGTAGCAGAAGTTAAGAAACAACTTGATGAATCGAAAAAAGACGCAGAAACAAAATCAACTTTAGTTGAAAGCAAAGAAGCAGAAATTCGTAAAATCAACGATCGCATTGTCCGTGATCAAAAATTAAACGAAATGATGAACCCATTAAGCAAAGATCAGAAAACAGTTATGCAAGATTTACTTGAAAACGTGATTACTGATAAACTTGATGCAACATTTAACAAGTATTTGCCAGCAGTTCTTAAAAACGAAGTTAAAGCAGACAGTAAAAAGTCCGCTATAATGGAGTCAAAAGAAGTAACTGGTAATAAAAAAGAATCCGTAAACGCAGAAGATGAGGGCAATATCATTGAAATTAAGCGTCTAGCGGGACTAAACTAAAAATATATAATTAGGAGACTAAAAAAATGTCTGATATTTTAGCAGAAGGTCGTTGGGACAATACTAAAGAAGCCCTTTTAGATGGTTTACAAGGTAATCGTCGCAAGACAATGTCTACTATCCTGGAAAACACTAAACGCCACTTAACAGAAGCGGCAACTAGTGGCGCAACAGCGGCAGGTGGAGTAGCACAATTAAACAAAGTAATTTTACCCGTAATTAGACGTGTAATGCCTACAGTTATCGCAAACGAAATTGTTGGTGTACAGCCTATGCAAGGTCCAATTGCTCAAATTCACACTTTAAGAGTTAAGTACAACTCTGCAAACACTATTAACCCGGCAAACGGTGCTAACATTCAAGCAACAACGAATGATGGTACTAACTTAGGTGCTGGTGACGAGGCGTTAGGTCCAAAAGACATCGCGGCTGGTTATTCAGGTACTGAAAGTGCGGCAGGTGTTAAAGCGGCAGGTACAACAGCAAGTGGATACTTAGAAGGTATTCCAGGTAATACTCTTTCTATTGAAATTCTACGTCAAACAGTAGAAGCTCAAACTAGAAGATTATCAGCTCGTTGGACTTTTGAAGCGGCACAAGATGCTCAATCACAACAAGGTATCGATGTAGAAGCAGAAATCATGGCGGCATTAGCCCAAGAGATTACTGCTGAGATCGACCAAGAAGTTCTTGCAAGTTTAAGAGCTTTAGCGACTGCTGGTTCAACGGCTTTCGGTGCAAACACTGAAGCATATGACCAAGCGGCAGTTAGTGGTACAGCGACATACGTGGGTGATGAACACGCGGCGTTGGCTGTAGCAATTAACAGAGTATCTAACAAAATCGCACAGAGAACAAGACGTGGCTCAGGTAACTGGGCTGTTGTTTCTCCAACTGCATTAACAATGTTACAAAGTGCATCAACTTCAGCGTTCGCAAGAACAACTGAAGGTACTTTTGAAGCACCAACAAATACTAAATTTGTAGGTACTTTAAACAGTGCAATGAAAATCTACGTTGACAGTTATGCGGCTGATACAGAAGCAGTTCTTGTTGGTTACAAAGGTAGTTCAGAAGCGGACGCGGCGGCATTCTATTGTCCTTACGTTCCACTAATGAGTTCAGGTGTAGTACTTGATCCAGCAACATTAGAGCCACTAGTAGGCTTTATGACACGTTACGGTTACAGTGAACTTTCACAAACTAATAGTTCACTTGGAAACGCGGCGGATTACGTTGGTAGAGTAACTATTGCTAACCCAACATTTAGTTAATAGATATCCTTTTTGGATATTATTGTTAACTAACTGAAACAATATTAGAAAGGCCCTTCGGGGCCTTTCTTTTTGACTAAATAATTTTACAACGTTCATCCTACGGGACGGAAGTAGCATAAGCGAAGGAACGCACCTAACTTTAACAAGGAGGGTGATATGGACCGACACACACATATGCTTACAGCATATAGTAAACAGGCAGAGAAAAAACGCATAGAAAAAATACTTCAAAAAAGTAAATCAGAAGTAAATGTTAATGCAAATGGAACCTCTGGTTATACTGTTAAGTCTGGTGAAAATGCAGGTAAAATACTCAAGCATTTATCAGTTAAACATCATAACAAGTAAACATATAAATAGTATTGCTCACACTAATGTGAGTTTATGGGGAGCCATCCTCGTATTACATAGAACGTAACAAAGGAGAAATAAAATGGGAAGACCAATAAACAAAAGATTTTTCGGCGTACCTACAGCAGGCGGCAACGAAATTAAAGTTAACTTTCATGACGGTTCAGGCGTTGTTGAAGGATATATCGCAAAACAACTAGGCAGTAAAAAGTTTTCAGTTAAAGCAACTGGAACACCAGGCACTGCATACATTCGTACACTAAAAACTGGTATTTTACCAGCGGCATTAACTGGTACAGATATGATTATTTCTGTAAAAGGTGATGATGGTGAAACTTATGGTGTGTCTAAAATTGCTGGCAGAAAAGTTACACTAGCACAACCAAGTGCTACTGGCTCTAACGCTTTAGACGGCAAATCAGTTGGATGGAACTTTACAGTTTCAGGTTCTGATGGAGCAGTACAGTTTGAAGAAGCAGGTGATGACGATACTGCGGCTGGTACAGACGATACAGACTTCACAGAAGACGCTTAATCTTAGGCTAGAAGTATTAAAGTTGCCCTTCGGGGCAACTTTTCCTATTACATGATAAAGGCTAAATACACTATATAAGGTTTAAATTGCATGGCAAACACAGAAAAAAGAATTCTAGGTGATTATAAAATAACAACAGATGCTGGTAGTACTGGTAATGTTGCTATTGATACACACACTTTAACAGTTGATGGGAATCTAGTAGTAACTGGGTCAAGCACAACAGTATCATCCACAAACACTTCTATAACAGATAACGTTATTGTTTTAAACAGTGGCGAGTCAGGTGCTGGAGTAACATCCGGAACTTCGGGCATAGAAATTGACAGAGGAACAGCAGATAATTCAACAATACATTTTGATGAAGCAAATGATGTATTTGATTTTAAAATTGGATCAAGTTTTGCTAAAGTTAGAGGAGCAACACCAGTAGGAGCAGACGACTTAACAACTAAAGATTATGTTGATAACTTAATTGGTGGCGGTGGTGCAGTAGTTGATAAAATTAACGAAGGCGATTCTAAAGCAGAGATATTTGACGACGGAGTTGGGACTAGTAAATTTTTTATTAACATAGATGGAACAGATGTATTAGAAGCCAATGCAACAAACTTTTCTTATGGAAACGTACAGATAAGTGGAAATACAGTTAGCAATACTGCAACTAACGAAGATTTAATTTTAAGTACAACAGGTACAGGCGAAATAAACATAGTAGACGTTACTAAAATAACTGAACAAAGTTCAGACCCAACAGGTGAATCAGGCTTTACAAAAGTATATGCTAAAGCACCAGCATCAGGTGGCTCTGGTGTATTTGTAGCGAACATAAATACTACTGATGAATTAGTAACAAAATCAAAAGCAATAGTTTTTGGATTAATATTTTAAGGTAAAGACATGGCAATAGCACAAGGACAAATAGGAACAACATCAACTACGATTTATACAAGTACGAATAATACAGCAATTACTGTTATATTCTTTTGTAATACAACAGCCAGTGATGCAACTCTGTCTCTTAATGTAGTACAAAGCGGTGGCACTTCTGGAGTAACAAATCAAATAATTAAAGATTTAACAATACCAGCAGGTGACACATATATTATGAATGCTGAAAAAATGGTACTAGCGAATGCTGATACTATTCAAGCAATATCAGGTACTGCTTCGGCAATTACGGCTTCAGTTAGTTACGTGAGTATTTAATTATGGGTTTTCTATTAAAGAATCTTCAGGATAATTTTGCTAAAAAACCTGCTTCAGCAACACAACCAGCAACTGGTACAACTGCTGAAAGACCCGCTACACCTGCCGCAGGAGATTTTCGTTTTAATTCAGATACTAGTAAAGTTGAATATTACGATAGTTCTGCTTGGAAAAATTTGTCACGTTCAGGTAACGCCTCAATTACAAAAACAACAGTAGTAACAGGTGACGGAACATCGACGGCTTTTACTAATTTCTTTGCATCAGCACCCGACGATGAAAACAACGTTATTGTTATTGTAGGAAACGTAATACAAGAACCTGATGCGGCATACACTATAAGTGGAAGAGATATTACATTTACAAGTCCCCCACCAAATACACATAGAATCTATGCTCTTGTAGGGTTTGACTCTACTGACATTGCTTAATAACCTTTCTTTATCATTAGCATAAATAGTTATATACCCAGGCACACCCGGGAATGAACAGTGGTGTAGGAGAATAACATGGCAATTGGAAGAATTTCCGGTGCTATGCTTAAGAGTAATCTTGAGCGATTAGGCACGGATTTAGCAGTAGATACAGATTTATTATACCTCGACGTCACGAATAATCGTGTAGGTATAAACACTGCCACACCAAGTCAAAGCCTACAAGTAGATAACGTCACAATTCATGCATCGCAGATTAGAAGTACTAGTGGACCACTAGACTTAGGTGCTCCTGCTGATCTCACTATATCCGGAGGAACAAATAATTATGTTCTTGCTACAGATGGTGCAGGAACTTTATCCTGGAAAGACGTATCAACTGTTTCAGGTGGTATAACAGGAATTACAACAGAATTAGGATCTCCAACAGATGGCAGTCTAACAACAGACGGTGCTTATTTAGGTTGGCAAACAACTACAAAAATTACAGATGCTATAGATGATTTAAATGAAGTAACAGAAAATATTCGTAATAATACGTTTGTTCAAAGTGTTACTTTTACAGCAAGTGTAACAACCGGTGGTTCAGGATTTAGCACAACATTAAGTATATCAGCAGTTGGTAATGCGAACCGATATGTAATTGATTGGGGAGACGGTACAAGTAACACAACAACTTCTAGTACTAGTCCAAGTCACACATATACTAACTACTCTGGTAGTCCACATAGTATCACAGTTACAGCAAGTAATACAAGTGGTTCAGGTGCTGGTAGTAGTGCAAGTTTTACAAGAACAGATTACATTAGTGTATACAGTCCAGATCCAACTGTAGACTTTGCCTTTTATGCCGCATCTAGTGGCGGAAGTCCAATTACAAGTTGGGACGACGGAGCAACAGTATACTTTCAGAATAATAGTACCAATACAAACATTGGTGGATCAACAGTTCAATGGACAATTAATTGGGGAGATGGAAGTAGTAACGAAACCATTTCAAGTGATTCTGCAACAGGCGGATCAAGTGGTGCAAGATTGGCTCATACTTTTCCAACAGCCACAGAATCAGAACAAAGTTTTACAACACAACTTACTTTAGATACAATGAGTACAGCCAACCCGGCAGTTATACCGGTTGGACCAGATAGCTCTACAATAAAAATTTATGATGATCACACACCTACAGTATCATTAGATGATAACAGTGGTGTTAATGAAGAAGCATCAAGCGGACACATTGTACAACTTACAAATAATTCAGAAGCAGGTATCGGTAGTCATTCAACATACGGAATACAATACCAATATCAATTTGGTGACGGAACAAGTAACGTAACAGTTAATGCAGGATCAGGCTCTTCAGGTGATAGAAACGTAGCATTAAATCATACTTACAGTTTAAGTTCAAGTGACCAAGCAAATGGTACTCCGAGAGATTACACAGGTAACGTTAGAGTTATAAGCAGTCATACTAGTAGTCCGTTTATTAGTAGCACATTTTCAGTACACGTTGAACCAGATGTAAGAGCAAACATTTCTGGAACTGCAATTACAGTTAGTGATAGAAGTGGAGATAACCAATATGATGTTTATGATGGCACAGATTATAACGGAGTCAATCGTGCATTAGTTCGTGTAACAAATACAACACAAAACGCAGATGATTATGTTTATAATTGGAATGACGGAAGTTCAAATGACACAGTAACAGAAGATGGTTCAAGCCCAGGATCAATTGGCGGAACATTGGACCATGACTTTACAGGTGTTAGTACTGGAAATAAAAATTTAAGTTTTACTGCTAACGGAACACCAGATATAACAGCACAAACAGATACAGATACTAGTTTAACTTTTGAAGTTAGAGCAATACCTAGTGCACCAGCAAATTTAAGTACTAAAAGTATAACACTTTCAGATAGTTATGATGGTACAAGTCCTAAACTAGCGGCAAACTTTACAGACAATAGTGATTCGAATCCATTAACAGCAGGAGCAACTTTAACAACTACTACTGCAAGAAGATATACAAGTGGGACTATTGACACTAGTGTTGTAAATAATGCGTATAACGGGCTCTCAGGCACCTTAACTGCTAAAATAAACGGTGCTGATAGAGG